CAGAATAGAGGAGATGCAATCGCAGTTATCGATTTAGAACAATATGGAGCAACAGTTAGTAATGTAACTGCAGCAGGTAACACAGTAAATAGTTCATATGCAGCTGCTTACTGGCCTTGGCTACAAACACAGTCAGCTACGGGTAAAAATGTATTTGTACCTGCATCAACAGTAATACCTGGAGTATATGCATTTACAGATGGAGCTGCCGCACCATGGTTCGCACCTGCTGGTTTAACAAGAGGAGGTATTCCTAACGTTATTCAAGCAGAAAGAAAGCTTACAAGAGCACAAAGAGATACTTTATACAACGCAAACGTTAACCCAATTGCTACATTCCCAGGAGCTGGCATTTCAGTATTTGGTCAAAAGACCTTGCAGAAGAAAAAATCAGCACTTGATAGAGTAAATGTTAGAAGATTGTTGATTGCATTGAAAAAGTTTGTAGGCGATGTTTCTAGAAATTTAGTATTTGAACAAAATACATCAGTAACTAGAAATCAATTCTTAGCTCAAGTTAATCCTTACTTAGACTCAGTAGTACAAAGACAAGGTTTGTTTGCGTATAGAGTTGTAATGGATGAAAGCAACAACACAGCCGACGTAATCGACAGGAATCAATTGATTGGTCAGATATTTATTCAACCTGCTAAAACAGTAGAATATATCGTACTAGACTTTACAGTTGAGCCATCTGGAGCAACATTTGGCGCATAATTTAAAATGATAATATTTATAATAAAGTAAAGACATGGCAGTACTAGAATCAGGATTCATCAATGCATCGATTTTCGAACCTAAAGTTCAAAATAGGTTCCTTATGTCGATGGGAGATAGCAATATACCAGGTTTTATGGTAAAGAATGTTACTGCACCTAATTTCGAGGACGAAGTAGTAAAGCTTGATCATATTAACACATATACTAAAATTCGAGGAAAAAGAGAATGGGGTAACATGGACATGACACTATATGATCCAATTACACCATCAGGAGCACAAGCAGTAATGGATTGGGCTAGACTTTCTTACGAATCAGTAACTGGAAGAGCAGGGTATAGAGATTTTTATAAAAAAGAACTTGCACTACAAATTTTAGGACCAGTAGGTGACGTAGTAAGTGAATGGAAAGTCGTTGGAGCATTTGTTACTTCAATGAGTCAAGGTTCATTCGATTGGTCTACATCAGAAGTTGCAGAACTGACAATAACAGTTGCAATGGATTACTGTGTACTAAATTTCTAAAATTTTACCTCCAACCACCAGGAATTACCGGCCATAGTGCCGGTTTTCCTATCTTTATAGTTGGTTAGAAAAAATAAAGTTCATATATTTATATATAAACTAGTTATAACTAATAAAATTTATGGAACAACAGACTAAATTTCCAAGTGAAATTATCGACTTACCATCTGGAGGATTACTTTATCCTAAAGATTCACCTTTATCTTCAGGGAAGGTAGAGATGAAATATATGACCGCTAAAGAAGAGGACATACTTACTAATCAAAACTTTATTAAAAGAGGTGTTGTAATAGACAAATTAGTTCAATCGTTACTAATTGATAAGTCTATTAAATATACAGACTTATTTTCTGGGGACAAAAATGCTTTGCTTGTTGCAGCTCGTATTTTAGGGTATGGAGAAATTTACGAATTTGAATACGATGGAGAAAAAGTAAGTGTAGATTTATCTAAATTAGATTCTAAACCTTTAAATGAAGAACTTTTCAAAGGAGGTGTCAATGAATTTGACTATACTTTACCAACATCAAAAAGAAAACTTACATTTAAGTTCTTGACTCATAAAGATGATATAGATATAGATGCTGAAGTAAAAGGTTTACAAAAAGTAAATAAAGAAAGCTCTGCAGAACTATCTACTAGATTAAAATATATTATTCAATCAGTAGACGGTGTTACTGATAAAGGAGGAATTAGAAATTTTGTTGATAATGAATTTTTAGCTAGAGATGCTAGAGCATTTAGAAACTACTATGCATCTATTCAACCTGATATAGACTTAACTTTTTATCCGGAGGGCGGCCCAGAGGAGGGGGTAGATATCCCAATCGGGATTACCTTTCTTTGGCCTGACGCGTAGTTACAGAATAGGACTATTTAACCAAATACATCAAATAGTTTTTCACGGCAAAGGTGGGTATGACTTTGATACCGTATACAATATGCCAATTTGGTTAAGAGTGTTTACTTTTGAAGAAATAAAAAAACACTATGACGAAGTAAACAAACAAAACAGGAAAAAAACATTAGATGATGACATACCTAAAGGTCCGGCAATAAAAAAACCAGACTATACTTCTAAGGCCCGTAAATAGGGCCTTTCCTATTTATAATAAAGTATCTGATGGCAGAACAATACGATGATATAAAAAAAGCTCAAGAGGAGTTAAGAAGATTGAACCAGGAGTATCAAAAACTTACTGGTAAAAAACTTTTTACTGACTTACCTAATGACCTAAAGGTAGCTAATACTCAAATTAAAGTATTTGAATCCTCTATAAGGTCTGTAAATAGACAAGCAGCCGGTCTTAGTGATATCTTCTCAGACATGAGAGAACAGTTAAAAGCTAATGTCGGTGAATTAGATAAAGCTAGCAACTCAATTAACACCGGTAAAAGAGCATACCGTGATTTAGTCAAAACCGTAAGAGAGCTAGCTGATGAAGAAGCAGGTATAGGTAGACTTTCTTTTGCAAATCTTAAAAAAGTAAGGCAAAGAGCTGACTCTTCTTTACTTGAAATAAAGCTTGCCGCAAAAAGGTTGATGCTTGAAAAAGGTATTAGAAATGAACAATCTGCTGGTTTTAAAGATCTAACCGAAAACGAACAAGCATTAGTACGTGCTAGACTAGCAGGCTTTGAAGCAGAAAAAGAAGCAGTAAAATTTACTGGGTATAGATTAGATCTAGAGAGAAAAGTTTTAGACTCTGTTAAATTAACCGGAGGAGCTCTTAACGGCATAGGTAATCTTGCCAGTTCATTAGGACTTTCTGGTTTTGCTGAATCTTTAGAGGAGATAAAAGAAGGGTTAGACAACGATCTACGTAAAAAAATTAGAGAAGCTGCTCAAGACCAGTATGCTTCCAAGGAAGGAAATAAAAAATACGCTACATCTCTAAAGTTTATCAGACAAATGAATTCCAAAACTGAGGAATTAACTGATAGTGAAGTACGAAGATTAAAGTTAGCAGAAAAAATAGTAAAAGACCATGAATCAGGTGTTCAAGCTTTATATTCTCAAGTAAAAGCAGCTTCAGGACTTACAGCTAAACTAAAAGCTGTCGGAAAAGCAGCCAGTGAATTTGCAAAACAGCTTTCAGATCCCCTAGTTATAATTACTAGTATAGTCAAAGGTTTCATGGCTATTGATGCAGCTGCTACCGACTTCCAACGTCAAACCGGACAGAATGCAAAAGCTCTAGCAGGCCAGAATGATGAACTTGTATCAAGTTTAGAGACTTTAGAGTTGATGGCTTCGTTTGCTAAAGAAACAAACCTTAACTTAAATGATCTGGTTTCTACAGAAGAAGTCGGGAGGATAAGAGATTTAGGTGACAAGTTGGGACTAACAGTAGATGAAAGTGCTAAGTTAGCATTAAATACCCAACTAAGTGGGGAGTCTGTAAAAGATTTTGGTCAAGCAGCTTTTGATGCAGCTAAAGAAACAGCTATAGCAGCCGGTTCTGGTACTAATTTAGGTACAGCATTGCAAGAAGCTTCTAAGGCATCAGGAGCACTAGCACTTAACTTGGGTAACAACCCTGAAGAATTAGGAAGAGCAGCAGTACAAGCACAAAGATTGGGTCTTAACCTACAACAAATGGAAGGCATAGCAACAGGTATGCTAGACTTTGAATCATCTATCCAAAACGAACTAGAAGCACAGTTACTCACAGGTAAACGAATAAATTTAGCTAAAGCTAGAGAATTTGCTTTAAGAGGTGACTTGGCTGGTTTAGCTGAAGAAATTGGTAAACAAGAAGGAGTTATGGAAGCCTTTTCTTCCAGAAACCTTATTGCTCAAGAAGCTGCTGCAAAAGCAGTTGGAATGACTAGAAATGAACTTGCTAAAACAATTGCATTAAAAGCAATAGAGGATGGATTAGGTGAAGATGCAGCAGCACGTATGTCTGATATGAACATTGATCAAGTAAAACAACTTAGTGTACAGCAAAAAATTAACAAGGCTATGGCTAAGTTACAACAAGCTGCTGCACCGTTACTCGATATGTTAGTACCTCTTGTAGATGTATTTACCATGATGGTTAGGCCCCTTGCTAGGATAATAGCTGATTTTAGTAAATTCGGTTCTACAGTAAGAGCTGAAATGGATGGAATGACAAAAAAGATAGAAGATTCACCATTTCTTTCTTTACTAGAAGCAGGAGGTAAAACAGCAATAACTATAGGTATCGCTTCAAA